CATAAGATAGTGTAACAATGGCAATCCATAGAATACCAATGACAGCACTAATGAAATAGAATAAGTCCTTTAAATCCATTATTCACCCCCTTCCATTGTTTCCAATACATATCTACCCATAAGGATAGCATCAGCTTCATCATCATTAATACCGTGTCCAATTAAGAACATAGTCTCAGCTACAGAGATTGATGTTTGCTTTTGTTCATCCCTTGTAGCTTTCCCTTTACCTAGTCCAAAGTGTTTCTTCCAGGTATTAGGGAATACTTGAATAAGGTTAGCTTCATGTAACTGTCCAAGCAGTATACCTTGTGCTAGACACAGTTTCTTAACTGTCTTGATGTTCTTTAAGAAGAAAGTATCTTCAATAACTACAGTATCAATAGCATAGTCTATTCTAAGCTCAGTAACTTTATTAGCCATCTTCCTTACTCTGACTAACCAATCCTTACCAGTAGGTTTAACAAAACCATACTTAGTAAGCTTATCACCAACATAGAGAGCATAACCAGTGCTTGTAGTTGACACATCAAGAGCCAATATTACTTGTTCTTGTGCTTCCATTTAGTACCTTCTCCTTTAGCCCTTAGATACCTTCTATAAGGCTGTGTAATACCTATATTAAGCTTCTCAGCTAGTTTATAAGCAAGATGGTTCATAGCTATGATTTCATACAAATCAGCTTGTCTTTGTCTTATCCGTCTTAACCTCTTTGTATAGAATCTTTGCTGAGATGAACCATTCCTGTACTGCTTCTTAAGTCTCTTGATTTTGTTGTATTCCTTCTCTAAGTCTATGTATTTCTTCATAGCCTTATATGCTTCAGGAGACTTTTCAACCTTACTTATACCACGGACTCTAGGTAGTTTATCCTTAGAGCCTTTAGGTCTACCACTAGACTTAAGAATTGGTATACACCACCACAACTAATCTATCATTACCACTTCCAGTAGCAGTAATTTGTTTAATAGATTTGTTGTTATTTTTGATTAGGTACTGATTAATTTTAAATTCAACATCTAACAAGTTACCTTGATATAATTGAACACTGTCTTTAGGATACATACTGATAATATCTTCTTCATTGAACCATTCATTAGTTCCATTGACATTAACAGCATAAGCTCCTTTACCAATGTTAGTAATTACTCCTGGTTTATTATTAACCAAGACTAATTGACCAAGACTAAAAGTCAATATTACCACCTCCACAATTAAGTTTATATGGCAGATACTTAGAGGTAACTACATCATCGCCATAACCTTTAGCACTTTCAATAGCTTCTTCTAGAATCTGTAGTTTAGTTTCTTGGTAGTCAGCTAAGTGAATTAGATAAGATTCAATACACTGTGGTTTCTCACCAAAGTCTCCATGATGTTGACCAATAATAGCCATCAATCGAAGGTAAGTACCCATAGAATACTTAGTTAGAATTTCAGCTTCTAGTTTAGTAAGAAGGTGAATACCAAATAGTGTATGAGGTACAAATGAGTTCTCATGTCGTTGACCATTCAAATACTCAAATGACTTACCAAAGTCATGGATGATACAACCAATGATAAGAGCAGGCATGTCAACACTATTATTAATGTCATTATAGAATTTGTTAGTACCATCCCCACCAAACATAAAGCTACATAGCTGAGAGAATACCTTAACTGTATGAGCAGGTAAACCACCCTCATAAGCATCATGAACACTAACAGCACAGTAGCCTTCTAAGAAGCCTGGTGTAGCTTTCTTGATTAAATCTACAGCACTATAAATATAGCTAACTACAGGGCTTGTATGGTCTCCTGTGACTTGTGTAAACACATCTTCTAAGGCATTTGCAAATTCACTATAATTACTATACTTAATCTTGCTCATGTTCTTCTACCTCAACTGTAAGTTTAAAGCCTTCTTTTACATCACCTGTAATTTCATCAACACAGTCTAGTGTTGCAAACAAGTCTGACAAGATTACATTAGTGAATAAGTCATAAGTTTTGTATAGCTTATGAACAGCTTGAGAAAAGATAAGAATATTATCATCTTCTTCTTCTTCTTCTAGCTCATTCTGTACTTGTGCTTCAAATACAAAACGCATGAATAAAGCTGATAGGTTAGTAAGTGGATGATGGATTCTAACAACATCATTACCATCACTGTTTTTAACAGTAATAGGCTGTGGTTCATACTCAAGGTATTTCTCCATAAGAATATTATCAATTACTCCAATAAGCATCTTACCATTGTCAACAACATATTCACCATGTTTAATATCATCTTCACCTACAAGGAGCTTATTAAGAGTCTTGTAGTTATTTACAGAAAGTAGCTGTCCACTGTGAATTTTCTTGTCATTGTTGTATAGGTTGATAGTGTAAATGTATTTCATTTTAAATTCCTTTTCTGTTAATCATGTTTACCCCATGCTGAGCCAATTTCAATATCAGCTACAAGAGGTACTGTAATTTCAATATCACACAATTCAAGAATACTAGGATTCTCCATGTGTTCTTTTACTTTTTGGGCATATTCTTCAGCAATATCTTCATCTGCTTCAACTAGAATGGCATCATGTACTGAACCAATAATCTTATATTTAGACTTGTCTAGTGATTCATCTTCAAGAATATCTGCTAAAGCACTAATAACTAAATCACTTGCAAAACCTTGGACAGGTGTATTAATAGCTTGTCTTTCAGCTTCACTAACATCTTTCCAATTCTTGCTTTGTAGGTTAGGTAAGAAACGTTTACGACCAATAGGACTATAAGTATATCCATACTTCTTAGCATACTCTACAAATTTCTTGTGCATATCTAATAGTTTAGGATATGAGTCAAAGAAATCATCTCGAATATCTTCAGCTTCTTCTAAAGTAATATTCATACCATAGCCTTTAGCGTACTCCTGGTAAGTCTTAGCTGACATACCATAGAGTAGACCAAAGTTTGCTGATTTAGCTTCTGTACGCCATCTCTTAGCTTCCTGGTCGTTCTTAGGCTTCTTACCACCTTTAATTAATTCCATTGTTTTTTGGTGTAAGTCACTACCTGATTGATAAGCATGTATCATGTTTTCATCTTCAGAAAAGATACTAGCTACACGCAACTCAGCTTGTGACATATCCACTTCAATGAACTTTCTGCCTTTAGGACATGTAATTACATTCCTAAGTGTAGACTCCTGGGGCACTTGTTGGCTTTATGTTACCCTACAGGCTCTTTATCCTGTAGTTCTTATGGTTTACTATCCCATAAGTTCGGACTATATCTTCATCCTAGATAACTAGGAGCTATGCACTCTTGGGTATTTCTTCTGGTCTAGATTACTCTACCTAGTCTCTGCACCTTCCTTATATCCCTATAAGGCTTGGCTCAGGATTGCCCAATTATAAGAGGGTTTCCCTGAGTTCACATAGTTTATTTTGACACCTCACGGTGAAAGAACACCCAACTAATCATTGATGTTCGGATTCTTACAAGTAGTCCTTCCAGTGTCTGCAGTAATGTTAAAGCTTGGATGTAGCTTACCATCATATTGTGATAATTCTTCCCACTTAGCTACAAACTGTAGCTGTTTAACAAGCTTATTATATCTAAGTAAAACATCTAATATTTCATGTTTACCTTCTTTAGACCATTCTTCTAACTGTGATTGATTAATTTGTGGTTGTCCACCTTTAGTCATGTGTTTAGTCTCCCAACCTAACACATCACAGAATAGTCTTACTTTTTGTTGAGATGAGTTAAAATTGTCTACTTCAGCTTCTTTGACTATATCAAATGAGTATAGCTCTTTTTCAACCTCTTTTAACTCTTTCTCTATTGTAGCTCTGGTCTCTCCCAACAAACCAAAGTCTATTGTAACCCCTTCTTTTTCTACCTCAATATAGGCATTATAGGCTCTTACTTCATGCTTATATACCTTAAGTAGTTTATAAGCTTTGACTTTAGGATATAGGTAATTATAGAGTCTGAATCCATATACAGTATCTCCCATACCATACTTAATAAGAGTCATTCTTCTTTCTTCCAAGACACGCTCAGATACATTAGAGTAATATTCAAGTACCTTATCATAATCAGTACCATCATCTACAAACTTAATAAGCATCTGTGGTTTGTCTAAGAATAAACTACCATCCAAGTCATTATATAGAGCTTCAATCATTTTGTTGTATGGTGTAAGTTTCTTAAGCTCAGTATTTTCTAAAGCCCACTCTTTAAGTTGTTTCTTAACACTAGCTACAGTTACCTTCTTATTAGACTTCTTAGTTTCCTTGTCAATATCATAGTCAATACCTAAGTATTTCTTAACAAGGTACTTAAGTTTAAGTTTAGGTTCTGTAAGCATGTGAGCAAGAATCTGAGTATCACCAAACAATTTAAGAGCTATACCACACTTCTTAAAGAAGAATAAGCTATCAAACTTACCACCATGAGTAATAATTTTGAATTGGTTTAAGAACTTAGCAATATCTTTAAGCTCACTGTAGTTACCATCCACCCAAAGTACATAAGTGTTTTCACTCTCATCTGTAATTTGAATTGTCTTAATTTCATCAGTGATATTATTGAGACCTGTAGTTTCAATATCAACATAGATTTTCTTATTATTACTAAGGTCAATCGTCATACCACTCTCAAAACGCTCTAATTCGCCTTCTGATGGCTTGTAAAACGTTTCTAGGGTTGTTGTATAGGTAGGTTGTTTAACACGCTTAGAACGCTTCCTAGAGCTTCTGAGAGCCTTTGACTTTTTTGGCTTTTGTTCTTCTTCCTTAACTTCAGCTACAGTCTCTTTCTTTTTAGACTTCTTAGCTCTTTTCTTCTCCAATCTCTCCTTACGAGTATTGATTGGTTTATCAGGTTTATCCTCTGAATATTCCCCACCAAAATCATCATCAAGATTCAATGTCATTTTAAGACTATCATCAATTCTGATAGTTCCTTCAGAACCCATGTGATTACGGAAACGGTTAAACATCTTTACCTTTCTTACAACAGTTCGTCTAGGAGGTTGTAGCATAATTAATGACTCATACCATCCTTCAAAGAATCCTGAACCATTAATATCACTTGTAGATAAGTCTGAAGAGCCATCTGTTTTTCTTGTATGGTGTACAAGAATAATACTACATCCAGTTTCTTTTCTAAGCTCTGTAAGAGTCCTTAACTTAGGTGTAACATCAACTTGATTATTCATATTACCACTACCAAACAAGAGATATAGAGGGTCAATTACAAGCATCTTGATATTGTTTTCAATGATAGTACGTTTAAGAACTTCAATGTTATCAAGATTAATACTTGATTGAACATAGTAGATTGGTAAGTCTGTAGTTCCTGCAATGTTCATCATTCTAGATTTCTCTGCAACTAAACTATTTTCCCCTTGCAAGATAAGTACACCACCCTGAATAACCTTACGACCATCAAAGGGTTTACCACTAGCTACAGCTACAGCCATGTTAGTAATTAGAGTAGACTTGTAGCTTTTAGGAGGTGCTACAATTAACCCTACTGAATCATATTCCCAAAGACCTTCAATGAGCCATTCTTCACCATGCTCACCTTCTTTAACATCATTGATACCAATGATATGTACTTCGTCTTCAGAAATATTAACTGAACTACTAACTTTCTTTCTACGTTTAGTCTTTGACTTAATTCTTAATAGAACCTTGTCAATTTCATCTCTATCCCACTTGTCTTGGTCAGTAGACATAACTACAAACTTGACCTCTGAAGACTTAGCCCCTTGTTCATATAAAGCTTTAGCAATAGCGTATACATAAGCACTACGGTCAGTAATTTCTCTTTCTACAAGAGGTTTTACTTCATATTTTTTGTAAAGCTCTTCCAGGTAATAGTCCTTATTAGGTATTCTTTTACTC